TGAATACAGTGGACTCACTGAAGGTGCAAGTCACTATCACTCAACGAGTGTTGACCCATACTGGTCAGACTCACTAACCTATGTGGTCACGATTGACCAACACATTTTTTACAAATAGAAGAAATACATTATGATTAGCCATACAGAACTAGTAACTAGGTATAACAATTCCTTTAAGATGACATTTGATGGTCTTAAAAAAACAGATAATTTGGTAAAGATATTTGTTGCACCAATGGGATTTGGTAAAACATATAATTTGATTACCAGCTGGGTTCCTCATGCATTCGACTCAGGCCTGATCGATTTTGTAGTTATCACTGCACCCAAGACAGATATTGTGACAGATAACACAGAACTTCTGAATGATATTGGTTCAGAGATCAAAGGAGTTGTAGTGACAACTAATGTTAAAGAAGCAATCCGAAGAATTACGAAGGGAAAACGAACTATTCTCTATACTACAAATCAAGGGTTCTTTGTTGAGAAAAAGGGGGCAGAACTTTCAAAACTACTACAAGAGAGGGGTAAGTTTGCAATCTTTAATGATGAATTTCACACTTGGTCAACTTCCTCACTAGTAAACTACAGAGAGAATTTGGGACATGATGCAACTAAGTTCCTTGCAAGAATGTATACAAGACTAGAAGAACTTGCACCCTACTCACCTTATCTATTTGCTATGACAGCAACACCTAACTGGGAAGTTCGAGGTCTATTAGATATCACTGGTGAGTTAAAGTACCAACTTGCAAATAATGATGCAAAGATATTTCCAGCAGAACTTTCTGCTAGGTCTGCATGGATGGGAAACAGAACATTCTATAAAAACAAAATAGAACAGATTGAGGATACAATAAAACATTCAGAAAGACAAGAAGAATATACAGGGATGAAAAATGTTTGCCTAATAGTGTGTGAACAAAAGAAGAAATCAAATTCAGTGGGATATGCTTATGTACCCCAAGAGGTTTTACCAACGGTGAAATCACTCATTCAATATGGAGATGTTGCCATATCAACTCATGAAGAAATAAAAATTTATGACTATGAAGGTAATGTCTATGTTTCAGATGATGATGAGATTTTAGAAAAATTAAATGATATTAACGACCCATTGAAGTATCTTTTATGTGTTGATAAGTTTGCAATGGGTGTGAATGTTGTCACTGCAAAAACATTATGTATATTAAAAGAATCAGATAGAACAAGAGGTGATGGAAGTGCAATTACAGAAAATGCATTACAAGTATTTGGTAGATTACTGAGACCCTTTTGTGGAATGACTCTAGAAGAGTTTTATAGAGATTACGGTGGTGATTTATCAAAGGTAGACTTCAATAAAGAAATGAACAGAATGCATTTCTTTATTCAAGATACTCCAATGTGGAGAGCTGCAATGGAAGAGTTTGAAGAACTCTTCGTACCCCCAATGTTTGATGTTGAAGAGAAACATTGTCCAACTTGTACTTGTGACTTTTCAGACGATTGTGAAATACACGATAAATTATATAAGGAGCTTTTGGCATAACATGAAAAAAGAAGAATTACTGTTCCTAGTTAATCACTTGCACAAAGAAGATAAAAATGGTATAATAGATTGTATTGTACATGACAGACATGGTGGTACATTTACTACGGATAGTATTAGATTGGATATGGATGGTGGAAGACTCATCGTATGCCAACAAGATAGTCCATGTTACGAGACTAACAAAACTAACTGGAAACAAGAACTAGAGTTCGCAAAGAAACTATGAATATATTTTACCTAGATGAAGACCCAACCATTTGTGCAGAGATGCATTGTGACAAACATGTAGTCAAGATGATTATAGAGTATGCACAACTTATGTCTACAGCACATAGAATGTTAGATGGGAAACACTACATAGATTCTTCCAGTGGTCGTAGAATTCAAAGATGGAGACTACCCACTGCAGAGATGGAGAGTGTAGTTTACAAAGCAGGACATGTCAATCACCCCAGTGCAATTTGGGTACGAGAAAATGCAGTACACTATCAATACACTTATGACTTGTTTACATCGTTATGTGACGAGTACACACTAAGGTATGGGAAGGTACACCTTACTGATTCAAAACTAAGGGACTGTCTGAACATCCTACCAAACAATATAGATTTATGTGCATGGAGATATCCACCACAGGCAATGCCAGATGATGTCAAATCAATTTCGGCTGTTGATGCATACCATAAATACTATGCTAAGTATAAGAAAGATATTGCCAAATGGACGGCAAGACCTATCCCCTATTTTATGGAAGTTGCATAATGCCAATTTACGAATTTGAAAACACCACCACTGGTGAACGTCTAGAAAAGTTTCTTTCCTTCAGTGGTAAAGATGACTTCTTAAAAGAGAACCCTCATATTGAACAACGAATATTCACTGCCCCTGGCGATGTCGGTGGAGTGGGTGATCGTGTAAAACCCGATAGTGGAATGAACGAAGTGTTCAGTCGTATCGGTGCAGCTAATCCCGATTCACCTATGGGTGAACGATATCATAGAAAGACTACTAAAGAAGTGAAGACCCGAGCAATCGTGAAAAAACACCTTGACCTACAGGGTAAATAAGAGTATAATTACATTATGGAAAACTTAAACGAAAACTTAAACGTTATATCATTAGGTGATTTAGAATCACTACAAGACAGTATGACTCGTGTGCAGGAGAACGGTAAGAGATTCTACCAAACACCAACAGGTCAAAAATACCCAAGTGTCACGACTGTGACTGGGTTGCTTACACGAGATCACATTAAGTTGTGGAGAGAACGAGTAGGTGCTGAAGAGGCAAATAGAATTTCAACGACTGCAGCCAAACGTGGTACTAAAATGCATTCGTTATTTGAACAATATCTTCGTGCAGAAGAAGACATTGTCTTTGAGAATATCTTAGACGAGTCTATGTTCAGAGCAGTACAACCAGTTTTAGATGATATCATACCGATTGCTTTAGAAGCAGGTATGTATTCAGACTCATTGCAAATGGCAGGACAAGTAGATTGTGTTGGTATTTGGGACAATGAACTTTGTATTATTGACTTCAAGACAAGTAGTAAGTACAAAGAAGAGTACATGGCAGACCCATGGTTCCACCAAATGACTGCTTATGCAATCATGGTAGAGGAACTTACTGGTGAAGTAGTGGATACAATCGTAGCGATTGTTGCAGTTGATGGTGGGGGATGTCAAGTATTTGAAGCAGACCCTAGAGAGTATGTCGATAAGCTATATGCCTTAAGACAACGTTATGGAAGTTTACACGGAGTTTAAATGAGTATGATAAGTAAAAAAGAGTTCACGGAACAAGTCGAGAAGTTATTGATTCGAGGAGGCACCGATGTAATGGGTGCAATCGTAAAGATATGTGACGACAATAAACTGGAACCCGAATCAGCAAAGAGGTTAATATCTCAACCCCTTAAAGATAAATTGGAAGCTGAGGCACAAGGTCTCAACATGGTCAATAGAGGTAAAACAACTAAAGGAACCATTACACGGTTCTTTGAATAACAGGAAAAATTATGAAAAAAGGTGATATAGTATCAGTAGTAACAGTGAGTGGCGAGTACGTTGGAGAATATAAAGATATCTCTCCGACTAGTATTACACTTACCAACCCAAAAATGATTGTAAGTACTCCCGAAGGTGGGATGGGATTTGCAAGAGGAATTGCCGTAACAGGTGATCTCAATCCAACAGAAGTAACATTTGCATCTTATGTATTTGTTATTCCAACAAACCCACAGGTTGCAGAAGCACATAACCAAGCAGTTAATGGAGCTCCAGTAATCGCAACCCCACCTGAAAAGAAGATTATTATTTAATGTATAAAGACAAATTATCAGTTGGGCATAGGGCAACAGATTACGATTCAAGACTACCACAACTTATTGCAAAAGTAAGTCAGTGGCATCAAGACAGGAATCTGATCGAGGGTGCAACAGACAAAGATCAGTTCATGAAACTCATACAGGAATGTGGTGAGTTGTCAGATAACATTTGCAAGAACAAAGATATTGCAGACGACATCGGAGACATCATGGTAGTACTGATAAACATTGCAGTAAGGAATGGTCTATCTATGGAGCATTGTTTAGAGGTTGCATACAACGATATTAAAGATCGTAAAGGTCGTATGATTGACGGAGTATTCGTCAAGGAAACGGATGACCAGTAGAGAAGGTTATGATGCTTACACATTGTATCTAGGAATTAAGTTACACTTCTATTCCAAGGATTACGATTTCGTAAAGTATAATGGTAAGGTTAAATCAGACATCAACTCTTTTCTAAAACGAAAGGACAAATACCATTTCGGTAAGTTGTTCAAAATTCACAAACAAGAACTTCAAGATTTTTACATTGCTAACCTATCTCAGAAAGATAGTTGGGCAGGTGATCTGTTAGACGATGAGTGTGTCAAGACATATAAAGAGTGGAAGAAACGGAATCAGAAACTTACATATATGTTTGAAACAGAAGTGTCAGACTTACTCGCAAAGAAAGATATCAACAAAGTCTTAGAGGTTAAAGGTGGACAACACCCTATCCTACTTAAGTCGTATCTTGCAAAGAGTGTGTCTATAGAGACGATCTGTATCATGGATGAGATCATTGGGTTCACCAAAGACTGGAAGGGACGTATACAGGAACAGGTAGTGTACCCCGAAGCACACATTAAGATAAACAAGTACAAGTCTTTCATATCTTATGACCACTTAAAATTTAAAACGAAACTTATAGAATTATGCTCGAAGTAACAATAGTAGGAAACGGCCCTTCACGAAAAGACATTGATCTCACGGAGATTGGTCATGAAGTGTGGGGTTGTAATGCAGTGTATCGTGACACTAAGTGTTGTGATATTTTGTTTGCAGTTGATATGCCAATGCAACAGGAGATCGTAGAGTCGGGTTACTACTTAGGAAACCTTGTAGCATTTGCAGACATCGACCCCATACCGATGGAGATGATGGAAATGTTATCAATGACTTTGCCTGATGTTACTGTGACGAAAGTGGAGTCAGATACCCACTTCATCATTCAAGGGGAGATTGGTGCAACACAAATTTTAGGATTAACACGACCCGAACTTATAGTAACATACAACTATCCCGAACTGAAGAACCTGTTTACAGGAATGTCTGCTTTGGGATATGCAATGATGCAGGGGTATGAGAAGATTAATTTAATTGGATTTGATGCACTGGAAGGTGACTCATATGAAAATATTTATGAAGGTAGTGAGAACTATTTGCATAAATACAATACCGACTCTAGAGTGCTTACTGCACAAAGGAGTCAGTTCATAGCACTATTAGAATGGTACTATGGAAAAGGTTCAGTATACTTTAGAAACCCTCTAGACAAAGAGGACGAAATAAAGTATAATGAACTACCTTATTACGAAAGTAGTAAGGAATGGATTCTCGGTCAAGACTGGCTGGGAGATGAAGATGGATTGTTTTAAGGAACAGTCTTTAATAAAATTGTTAATAAAATTGTTAATACAATAGGAGAATACAATGAGTAGTAGTTTAGATAAACTAAGAGCAGCCATGGAAACTGCTTCACCAACAGGTGGTGAAAAAAAATCCTTTAATGACGATACGTTGTGGAAACCCGAACTAGATAAAACTGGTAACGGCTATGCAGTGGTTCGTTTCTTACCGACCCCCGAGGGTGAAGAGATGCCATGGGTATCTTACTTCGACCACGGTTTTCAAGGGCCAGGCGGATGGTATATTGAGAAGTCTTTAACGACTCTTAATAAACAAGACCCTGTCTCTGAGTACAACTCTACGTTGTGGAATACTGGGATTGAAGCAAACAAAGAGATTGCAAGGAAACAAAAACGCAGACTGCATTATGTTTCTAATGTCTATGTTATATCAGACCCTAAGAACCCCGATAACGAAGGGAAGGTATTTAAATACCGTTTTGGTAAAAAAATCTTTGAAGCTCTGAAGGAAGCAATCTCCCCTGCATTTGCAGACGAGAAAGCAATCAACCCTTTTGATCTAAGAGAAGAAGGTGCAAACTTTAAGATTAAGATCAGAAAAGTTGACGGATACTGGAACTATGATAAATCAGAGTTCGAAAATCCAGCACCATTGTTTGCTGACGAAGCAAAACTAAACAGTACGTTTAGTCAAGTGCATTCGTTGTCGAGTGTCATTGCCCCTAGTGAGTTTAAAACTTACGAGGAACTCAAAGAGAAATTCGAAAGAGTTATAGGTAGTGTATCGACTTCAACAGCAGAAAGTGTAGCAGAAGACTTGGAAGAAGTTCCTTGGGCTAATGTTGTAACTGAAACTGTTGCAAGTGAACCAGTAATGCAAGCTGCAGAATCTACTCCCCAAGTGGAAGAAGATGACGCAATGGATTACTTTAAGAACCTAGCTAACGAAAGTTAGGACTAGGTTCTGTTTGGGATGTCTCAATATACATTATGAATAAGATTGATATAGTTGAGACATTCACTGAGACCGTGGATAAAAAGGGGGTACTCAGTAAGGGAAAGGTCAATAGCAAACTAGCGGATTGGTCGGAAGAGAGCGGGAATGCTGTAAGGCGTGGGGCAACTCTTCACTTATTTAAGAATTTAACCAGTAGAAAATTATGCCGAATGTAACACCAAAAGTAAATCCGAAGAATCGAAACGTAGAGGGGTTTGATCAACTTATACGCAGGTTCAAGAAGGAGTGTGACAACGCAGGTATTGTTCAAGAGGTTAGAGAACGACAGTTTTTTGATAAACCTAATGCTGTGAAGAATCAAAAGAATCAACAGTTAAAGAGAACAAAGAAATTGGAAGCAAAGAAAAGATTGCAACCAGTACGGAGAAGAGGTGCTAGATAATCATGAGTTCAACACATGGTGGAAAGGGTTCCAAGAGGAGACCCGAATCGGGAACTGGTTATACAGATAACTGGGATACGATCTTTGGCAAAAAAATTGAAGTTAAAACTAGAAAGGTGACTCCACCTCATTCTAAATCACAAGTCCATTCGGACAAAACAAAATACGATAGGAAGACAAGTCTTAAGTTAGATGTCTTACGACATACCGACTGTTAAGTAAGAATAGGGTTCAATAGATTTACAGTTGAACCACCATCACTTGCCTTCTGTGAGTAACTTTGTATCACAGTCGAATTACTATCCTGAGAGATCACGTTGGATGTGTTGGCCATGGCAACTTGAGTAGCAGTCTGCTTCTGATCATCTAGATTAACTTGTCCATCGGCAAGAGCTTTTGCAGAGTTGGGGTCAACCTTCTTAATACTTGCAGCTGCATCATCTAGAATCTTTTGAGAGTTACCCTCACCATCCATAATCATTTCAGCTGACCCAGTAGCAATAGCATCTCCTGCTTTTCCACCTAGATATCCACCGATGACTGCTCCCAGTATTCCACCAATAAAGGTTCCAACAACTGGGACAACACTACCCAATGCAGCTCCAGCTGCAGCTCCAGTTGTTGCACCTGCTAATGCACCAGTACCTTTACCAACTGAACCAGCTAAGTTTGCTTTAAATGCACTCTTTAATCCTTCGAACTCTTCATCCGTGTACTCACGTTCTTCACCAGTCTTGTCATCCTTCTTCATTAGAGTTCCGTTTTTACGAGCTTCTTCTAGGTCACCCATCTTATCAAACTGATCAAATCCATCCATACCAGTTTCTACGGCTGCCCCGATTATAGGAAGTTTCTTAACAACACCTTTTGCTAATGCCTTGAGACCACCAAAGAACCCTGAAGATTTGGTTGCAACCTTAGCCACTTCCTTGATGACTCCATCACCTTCTTTTATAAACTGACCGCCAATGGCCTTACCAGTCTTAGGGTCTATTGCCCCTTT